CCGTATCGCCTGTGCCGAGGTTGCTCAACTTACGCTGTATCTCATCGATGGCAGCTTTTATTTCCTTTGGTGAGAACTTCTTTGGGTCGAGGATGATATTGTCAGCCTTCTGCTGGAGTTGGTCGGTGGTGAGTTCTATTTGTTTCTCCTTACCCGCAATAACATCCAGTTGGTCGTCACACTTCTTCAGTTCAGCATTGATGCGCTCGATCTCAGCAGCCACGTTGCCGGAAGCGGGGAGGATGCCACCTTTGCCCAACTGGTCACGATAACTGGCGAGGTTGGCACGAGCAGAGCGGAGCGCATCAGCAGAAGCCCCACCGCCACTGATTGTAGCGACAGCGCGGCGAGCCTGTTCGTTTTGCAGTTGATGAAGGATATTGACCTGCGACTGATAGGCGCTGCTGGTTTTCTGTGTAGAAGCCACCAACTGTTTCTGCTGATTGATGGCGCGTTGCAGCCAGGAGTCCGTCTGTGTGGAGAGTTCGCCCATGTGCTTTTTGATGTTCAGCATTTCGCCCTGCATAACCTTGATTTGGTCGGTGATAGCCTTATATTTCTGGCGCAGTTCTTCGAGTTTAGGGCTACTCTCGCTGGTGCGTGACATTTCCTTTTTGACCTGACGCAGCGCCTGGTTCAGTTGAGACAGCGACGCATTAGAGAGGTTGGTAATGACCTTCTCCACCTTTTTCATGTCCGCCTCCTGCTGTTTGATGAGCGCACGGAGGTCGGCCATTTCCTTTTGCAGTTTCTGGGCACGTTGTGCGCCCGTTGCTGTGGAAGTGTTGATGGCATTATACGCCTTTTCCAGGCGCGACAGTTCGTTGCGCATGGCTTTGACGGCTGCTACTGGTTGTGCGGAGTCCGCACTGATCTTGATGTATATCTGTTTATCGGCCATAGGAGGTAGATATTAGAATTGGAACACGAGTGGTGGCAGGTCTTCGATGTCACGGAACACCTCTACGGAGAGTTCGCGTCCGTAGAAGTCTTCGTAATAGCGCTGCATACGAGAGGCGACATGACGTGCCTCCATCATTATTGAGGGTCGGCCTGTTTCGCCCATAACGGCGAGCCACTGGCGCACATAGCGGCGGTTGTGGCGAGCCTTGCGGTCGCGACGTACCACGTCGAGCGGTCGGCCACCGACAGTACCCATATCGACGAAGCGGAGGTAGTCGCGGAAACCGAGGCTGATTGCTTCGTGGCCAGGGGTGGCATCGATGCGCGAGGTGAACGAGCGGGCACCTCGGCCAGTGGCATACCATCCGCCATGGTCTTTGCGGTACTCGTTGACCTTACGGAAACCAGGGTAGATTTCCGTTGGGAAGACGTGCTGTGTCTGCATGTTCGCCTGGAGTGCTTGCACGGCATCCATGGCAAAGCGGCGCAGAACCACGTTCGGGCGACGCATTGGTTTTTCGAGTTGTGCTGCCATATAGTGCTTATTTTGTTACAAAGATACAAAGAAGCGGCAGCGAGGACGGGACAAAGAGACTTTAGAGGGACGGTGACAAAATCACCTTACAATAGACGGAACAAGAAACCCGCTGGCAGAACCAGCGGGCATGGAATGAAAAACCCCACCGAGAGCGGCGGGGAGTGGTGGTGGGAGCGAGTGTCCGTTGAAAATTACACTGCTACGCGATTTTCTTTGGAAAGGCGGGTGCATAATGCCTCGCAAAGCACTCGGCTCATATTGACCTCTACGGCATTACCGATGAATTTCTTTTGCTCTGCCTGAGTACCGATGAGCACATAATCTTCGGGGAATCCCATAATCTTTTTCAGTTCGGAAATTTTAAGCATTCGCATCTTTATATCAACGATGCCGTACATGGCCATAAATTCCTTAACCTTTTTCGTCATAGGACTGTCATCCTCATAAATAGCAATCCCCAGTCCTTTCTCGGTACTAATAAGATAAGGGGGCATCTTATCCATTCTGGCAATCAGAGTAAAACAGGGGCTATCTATACTTCCTCCCTCACTCTGATATTGGGGGTTCATCAAATATTGCGCTGAAACGATTTTCTGTTTAGGTGTAGTAAGCACAGCAGGACAGGGGGCTTCCAAATCAGAAATCTGGCCGCCACCACTATATTCGTTCGCCATAAAGACACTTTTAACAATACCAAACCTATCTGAGGTTGTAATAGTCGGAGCAGGTTCTTCTATTGAATGATTAAAACCATTACCGTAATAGGCAGTAATGAAAGCATGATGATCCCTGGTAGTAATAGCACCGGCAGGACCATCAACAGGAATATTCTTACCTTCAGGACTGCCACCAAACTGTTTTGACAAAAAATTACACTTAACCAGCCCAAGACGGTTTTGGACTGTCACGGTAGGACACGGCTCATCAATAGATGGCGCTACATGATAGTGGTTTTTGTTCATGGAGTTGTACTTCAATATCCATGCCTCGTGCTGTTTTTTACCACCAGCAACGAATTTGACCAAACCAGCATAGATACGTTCAAGAGTACGCTCACATAAAGGTTTCTTTTTACCAAAAATGCTTGTACCATCATCTTGTAAGTCTAATACGTCACGGACCGCTTTCCACGGTTTGTAATAACCAGGGAACAACTCACTCCAATCTGGATTTGGGCGATATACTCCTTCAGTCGTTTTTTCTTTGCCAAACGATACAGTCTCCTTTGCGTGTGTCTGGAGAGGAAAAACAATGGGCAATCCATGAAGAGCGAATTGGCCAAAGAACCGTTTGCGAGAGGTATATGCGCCGAAATCTGCAGCATTCAGGATGCGCCAATCAAAGTCGTAACCATAGCGACATACATTGCGTACCCATCGGAGATATGATGTGCCTTTATGTTTGCTGACAGGCTTTCCGTGCTCATCGAGTTCTCCCCAACACATAAACTCTTCTACATTCTCAATTTGAATATAATGAGGACGTAAGGCTTCAATATATCGGAACAAATGTTCAGCTAATGTTCGTGAATCAGCGTCACGAGGCTGGCCACCTTTTGCCCTGCTAAAATTCGTGCATTCCAAACTGGCCCACAATACCACATGAGCATCAGGATATTGCAATTTCATCTTTTCCAGGTGTGCTACCAATGGCGACAGTTCCAAAGTACGAATATCCTCAGTAAAGTGGAGCGTATCAGGATGATTTGCCTGATGTGATAAAATAGCGTTAGCATCGTGGTTTACACAGGCAATAACACGAGCACATTTTTCTCCATGCACTCGTGCATATTCCACTCCAGTAGAGGTGCCTCCAGCACCACAAAATAAATCTATATATAGTAGTTTAATATTCTCTTTCATATAGGAATTAAAACAAGAATTACGATTATCAGCGCTGTAATGATAGGGCGACGGCGGGGACGGATGTCGCCACGGATGTAGGACTTTGTGGAAGTCCTGGTGGGTGACGGGAGGGGACGCTTGATGTCGTAGGGATCGATGCGTTCGAGTCGTCGGGGGTCGTGGTTCTTTTTCTTATGATGCTTCATTCGTGATTGGACTGGGTAGCGGACCAGCGGAGGTTAGAGAAATGATTATTGGTGCGGTTGCCATCGATGTGGATGACGTGGGGAAGGTTGTCAGGGTTAGGGACAAAGGCTTCTGCCACGAGGCGATGCACCTTGAAGTTCTTACCAGCGAGACGGACACGGCGATAGCCTTTGCCGTTGAAGGATGCTATCTCCTTACAGAGAGCGCCAGGACTCGATGGAGAAACATCGAGCACAGTGGCTGTAGGAGCTGAGAGGACACGGCCATCTTTCGCAATGAAATAGGACGTGCGGCCATGCTGGAAAAAGCAGGCCACCTCTATACGGTGAGTAACACCAGGACAGTTGGTGGCACAGCCCTCATCAGCAACAAGTGACTTTGCGATAAAATCACAGTTATACATCTTATCCATTACTTTGTGCCGGTATGTCCGTAACCGCCATCGCCACGTTCGGTATCGTCGAGGACTGTCACGGGGTTCCACTCTGCCTGTTCATAGGATGCGATAACCAGTTGGGCGATGCGTTCGCCGTCGGCAATCTCGAAGGGGATGTTGCTTAGATTGATGAGCAGCACACCTATTTCACCACGATAGTCGGCATCGATCGTTCCTGGTGCGTTGAGCACGGTGATACCATGTTTGAGAGCGAGGCCGGAGCGTGGGCGTACCTGAGCCTCGTAGCCTGCTGGGAGTGCGATATATAAGCCTGTGGGGACTAATACACGCTCCATGGGTTGCAGGACGATAGGCTCTGTGAGGTTAGCACGAAGATCCATGCCGGCAGACTGAGCTGTGGCATATTCGGGGAGCGCGTGGAGGGAGTCGTTGATGATATCTATTTTCATAATTTTTGCGGTTATGACCCAGCGTAGAAACCGCTGGGAACGGTGGTTATTCCAGGGACATGGGCATACAGAGTTCGAGGAGAACGGAGTTGTCGGCATCCTCTTTGAGGAGGAGTGGGCGGTTAGGTGCTGACAGTTCGACGCGCACGTTATCGGTGCTGATGTTGCCGAGTAGGTTCATCAGTTGCGAAGCCTTGATGCCTATGGCGAAGTTATCGGGTAGTGTCAGCGGGTTCTCCACCTCGGCGAGTGTCAGGTTCTCGGAAGCGGACTTCGAGAAGTCGATGTCGGCAGCAGAGAGGTTGACAAACATGCCATCCTTAGAGAACTTAACCATGTTGGATGCGTCGGAAGCCATGAGTTGCACACGTTTGAGGGCACCCATGAATGAGGCCACCGGCAGGACGGCATGGTAGGGGTTTTCCTTGGGGATGACTGAGTTGTAATTAGGATAGCGCTGTTCGATGTCGCGGATGGTGAATGATATATCGCCGGCACGTAGGCATACATGCTTACGGTCGAACAGCACTTCAATCTCCTCTACACCGAGGAATGGAGTCTGCAGAGAGCCGACGATGGTGTTTGGAATAAGGATGACCGCCTTTTCGCCTGTGAGGAACGGTACACCATGGAAGTATTCATACTTATAGAGCGAGTGTCCGTCAGATCCGACGAATACCACCTTATCGTCGAGCACGTCGAGTGCCACAGCAGCCATCTGAGGACGCAGTGTGTCATTGAACGAAGTACATCCGCTTGCAGCCTTGACTGCAGGGAAAAAGATGTTAGCAGGTACGACAAACGATGTTGTGGGGTCGGTGACATCCGCCACCTTGGGGAACTCGGCAGACTCCTCGATAGGTACAGACACCTGTCCGCTCTGATAGATGACTGTGGCGAGGTGGCGCTCCAGGTCGATGTCGAACGTCACAGGCTGTTCAGGCAGAGAGCCGAGCAGTGGGATGATATCGGCAGCAGGAAGGCAGAACGGATGGAACATATCGCCGGACTCCATGAGGATGCCCACCGGCATGGTGAGGGCGTTTTCCTGTGAGGAGCCAGTGATGAAGAACTTATCACCCACCTGCGTAAAGAGGTGGTTGGTGAGGATGGGAAGGCTACATTTGCGCTGGATGACTGAGCCGGTAGCCTTCAGGATGCGGAGCAGTTCGCGGGATGATACGTTGAATTTCATATTTTTTGCTTTTTAGGACCCAACCGAGAACGGCTGGGCGCTGGTTTTAAAAGGGGAGGTCGTCGTCGGTGGCAGCGCCAGAGAACGGGTCGTAGTCGGACGATGCCGGAGCCGAGTAGCCTGCTACTCCCTGCGAGACAGGTGCGGAGCTGTTGCGTGGCTGTTGGCTATTCTGGTCTTCGACGAGGTAAGAGTCGCCCATCTGGTAAGGCATAAGCATCGAGATAGCACGGGAGAGGTCGGTGCCCTGTGTATCGGACTGGTCTTTCCATTCAGGATGTTCGCTGATGACACGCGCTTTGAGTGCGGCGCGGATCTTGGTGCGCTTCTCTTCGGGGAGCGTGTAAGCCACCTGATAGGCAGGTACATTGTAGAGCGTGATATCTTCGCCTTTGCGCATGAGTGACTGTTTCACTGCATCGATGTACTTACCATTGCACGAGCGCTGGATGAAGTTGAGGAAAGCACGGATGCCAGAAGCATTGCGCTTGCCCTCGTCGCGGTTGTCCTGCTGCACCTCTATGCCGTTGATGCCGGCAGGGATGAAGATGCCAGGGATGGGTTTGCCACCCTCGGTGAGTGTGAGGTTTAGAAACCTGGCACCGATGAAGGTGCCGATGTCAACTGAAAATCTGTAACGAGCCATAATACTTTTTTGTTTTTATGAATTATTTAAAATGGTAAATCCTCTTCGGGTTGCTGGGTGCTGGCAGCAGAACTACCAGCCACAGTGGTAGCGGTGGCGGCGGAAGTAGTGCGCTTACGCTGACGGCCATCGAGGTAAGAGCGCCAGCGCTGCTGTTCCTCTTCGGTGAGTGCAACCACGTTGCCGTTGTCGTCGGTGATTGGTGCTGGATCGGGCTTAGACAAGAATGCCTCGTAGTCCTTCATCAGTTCATCGTTGTTGGCGGGGATAGTATCTTTGCCGGAGCGGTAGAAATATACCGCATGTTCGGTGCGTACCAATTCGCGGATCTGCTTTGGAGCAATCGTTGCATCCTCCTCCCACTCGCGTCCCTCGAAGTAGCGGCGCGTACACCATGCCTGATGTGCGAAGTAGTTGGTCTGTTCCGCCTTTTTGAGCACCTTGCCATCCGCTTTCTTGAAGAGCTGTGGCGGGTTCATCAGAATGCCGGCAGTCTCGCAGTAGTCGAGTATGCGGCGCTTGAACGCCTTGGGAGAGAACGAGTCCGTCTTGTTTTTCGATGCCTCGGCAAAGTCGGACTTGTATTCTTCCAGCATGGAGTCGAGATCGACGGGAACACCATAGACATGTTCCTGGGCGAAGAACACACGGGCGAAGCGCAGGAACGCCTCTCCAAGAGACTGCGTAAGAGTACGCTGTTCCATATACTTCTTCTGAGCGTCCACCTTCTCATCGTAACGCATGACAAACTGCACGGCGAGGGCGCATATCATGGCAATCTGGTTACGGGAGGTGGCGGACAGTTTTTCGGGCGAAACAGCGTTGAAGTCGGGCATGATATCCGAGATATAGCGAGCCGCTTTGTTCTTCATTATGTTTTGTCCGCAAAAGCGGTGTGAGAAACCACCGAGACAGACACGACGCATGGTAGAGTCGTCGAGGTCGTGAAGCGGATAGTTAGACGTGACTACATGACCAGGACCCTCAGACAAAGGAATGGTGATGCGGTCCTTATACATATAGCGCACAGAGAAATCGCCGGTGGTGAGGTTGTAGAGCTTACCAAAGTCAAGGCTGGCATCCACATCCTCCCAGTGGACGATGCGGTGCTTGTGGTGTTGATACTCAGCCAGGTTAGCCGAGAACTCCTTATTACTAATGAGGTCGCGTCCGTTGATGTTCAGGATATGCGCTGCACACCCCGCGAAGATACGCACGAATGTAGATTTACCTGAGCCACCCTCGGCACGGTTGGCAGCCGATACCACATTCTCGATGAGATACGAGATACAGTTAGATTTAGAGTCGCGGTAGCGCCATAACATACGACCGAGGCAGAAAATGAGATTAGCAAAGCGGCAGTCCAATTCCATCTGTTCCTCAGACGAGAACTGCTTACCATCGTGGATGAGACGCTGTTCCTGTTCCCATTCCTCGTTTGCGAAACCACGGATGACACGCAGTGTAGGCCACATTTCATCCTCATGCTTACCCTTCCAATCGACGAGCCAGCGATGCGACTGTGCCCATAGTGCCAGGTCGTTTTTATCCTGTTCCAGTTGAGAGAGCGTGTAGAGCGGTTTGCCGTTATCATCCTTTTCCGCCTCCTTATTCTTGATAACCTCTAAGCGGCGGCGATATTCGGGGTTCTCCGAAATCTCGAAAGGTAGTTCTTTGAGCGGTGTGATGTTCCAATGCAGCTTCTCTCCACGTTCCACATTGAAGTCTATCTGGTCGTAAGGGAGCAGCGTTATCTCGTTCTCCGTGATGCGGAGCGCACCATTCTCGTAGAAGAAATGCTCGATGTGGCGACCATAGCCCTCGTTATAGTTCATCTTAACAGCAGGCAGCGAGGCAATCGTCTTCTCGTTGATCTCCTTGTTAGCACGGAGCACCGACTGCACCATCAACTCGTATTCATCAGGAAGTCCAGGACGTGCATCGTTGAGTTGACGAGCATACTCCTTCAGGTGTTCGATAGTGGCCTGCACCATAGACTGCGAGTCCAGTTCGTCGGCAAACGGGCCATCGATATGCACATAGCGTCCTATCTTATCCGGCTCATCTGGTCGCACGTCGCGGGCATATCCCGCACTGGCCATGAACTCCCATAGCGTAGCCGGATTGATGGTATAGTACACCTCCTTCACCATGCCGTTCTTATCCCTTTTCTCTTTGCGCTCGAAGGGGTCGCTGCTGAGAGCCGACGTGATACATGATGAGAAGAGGCGGTTGATGTCCTCATCGTTCTGGAACGCCTCACGCGGCAGCATGTGATACGCCAGGAAGAAGTCGCGTACCGTCTGTGCTGGGTGGCAGAAGAGGCGAGGGAAATAGAGGTGTGCCCTATCCGTCATCGTCTCTGGCAGTTGGGCACGAAGCACGTCACGGTAGCGGCAGCTGATGTCGCGGGCGCGAAGCGTCTGTTTGGTGTCAGAGGCGAAGAGTGTGTAGATGTTGTCCGCGAAGCGGTGCATCTTATTATAGTGGATGCTGGAGAAAGGCACGTCGCCATAAGGGAAGCAGACGTGGTACCAGCGAGAACCGAACTGTTTAGGGTAAGTATGTCGCAAGGCCGTGAGGTGGTAGTAGGTAGCGATGGCATCCTGAGCCGAGGTACAATAAATGATGGCACGAGCCTTGATGTCCTTATCGCGGATAGGCACATCTGTCAGTTCCATTTTCGGGTTGCCGTTCTTATCGCTGGACTCCTGCCACTCCTGTTTTACCTCAGTAACCCGTTCGTTGGGGTCGAGTTCCTGAATGGCCTTACGGACACCCGTTGTGTCGGAGGTGCGCAGTTCGACAGCACGGAGAAACACCTTATCGCCTGCCAACCAACGGCTAACCTTAGCGGTGGTATGTTCCTCAGTGGTAGAGAACACCATGGGCGGCTGTTCCTCGATAGCCGGACGGAATATAGAGCCACAATCCTCGCGCTCATCATCAGCGAGAGCCACAAAGATAGGGTTCCAGGGTGTAGATATCAGCACCTCAGACTGCGGTTCGCCCTGACGCGAGACAGCAGGCAGCGTAACCTTGCCGACCGCATAGACGTGGAAGTCCTGCTGTATCATTGACGGGTGAAAATGCCAGTCAGCATCCTTGTTTGCCGTGTCGAAGCCATACTGTTCGATGCCGTCACGCGAGAGCCATGTGGTGCAACCGAGAGCGGCGAGATCCTGCGGTGTAAAGTCCGTCTTAGGCTCGAACGTCAGTACCTCTTGTGGTCGTAAGGCCGTCTCGCGGTAGTCACGTTTCAGCAGTTGTGGCCATTTCTCCTGAATCTCCTCACGAGTATGTCCCATTTGTTCTGCCAGTCCGAGGCAGGCATGTCGGAGGTCTTCGCCCACACAGATGAACGTCTGTGGAGCGTGAGCATCCTTACGCCACCAGTAACCGAGGCCCTTCATCGCTGCAAACAGTTCGATAGCCCCATAGCCACCCCGTCGTGTCTTGGTACAAAACCAGTATTCGACAGGTTTGCCATAGAGACCACCACGACGGCGGTGGTAGATGATGAAGTGCGGGGTGGATTTTCCGCTGGCAGGAGCACCCTTACAGAACGGACACCAGCAAGCCGTCTGTCCCTCCTCAGTCTGCTGGTCGGCAGGCTGTATGAGGAGGTTCAGCGGTAATGCTGCAAGTTCGTCTATGAGTGGGTTGTAGATCATACCAAATATTATGCGGGGTCAGGGAGAAGAGAGAAACACTGCCATACAGACCAGGAGGTACGGAGGCAGTCGTAAACGGCATTGTGGACGTTGCCATCGCCCGTATATTTAGGCAGGGCCTCGTAGATCTTAGCATGGTCGGCCAATGCCTCTTCGTTGGCAGCGAAATGGCTACCTATCTCGGCAATGAATGTACGAGCATCGCGATAGTTGTGGTATGGAACAGGGAAGCGCTCTTCGAGGTTGTAGGTGCGCAATATGGTGCGCAAAACGCTGATATCGAAGTCGGAGCCTTGTGCCCAGAGGCAGAGCATGTCAGACTGCGTGGCCATTTTTACCTCGTTGAGCCATTCGATGAAGTTAGAAAAGACCTCCTGCAGCGGATAGCAATCGCCAGAGAGCACTTCGGCCTTTACCTCTTCCGGCTTTTCAGCCCACCACTTCACAGTAGATGGTGAGAAGTCGAACCCGTCAGCTACGCAAGAGCGGATATCCACCTTGCACTCAAACGGCGGAATATTGATGGGAAATAACTCGTCAGCAGAGGACGCATGACGATTGAAAACAACAGCAGCTATCTGTACGATGGCAGCATTGGAAGCCAATGACAGGCTTTCGAGGTCGAATGTAATATCAATCAGTTTCATATTTTTACTTTTAGTACCCAGCTGAGAACGGCTGGGACGGTTGCTATACGTTTAGGAATTTATCAATGGTGAGCCAATGGACTGAGCAGGGATGATGACGATGGAACGCTGCATCGATGAGTATGCGCATATCGTTCAGACTGCAGAAGTGGTAGTTTGGTTCACAGAGTTTCACTGCCATGCGCCAATACCCCTTACCATTACGTTTGATGGTGTCATGCTCTTCGGTGATGACCACCTGACGGGCGATACCATTGCCATTGCCGATGAGAAAACGGAACACATCAGATAGCAGGCGATGCGAAGCCCCACGAAAAAGGAAGAAAAGTTGTTCCTCGTTGGGACCCCGAAAGTCTGTTGTTGCCGCTATAATAAGATGCCTGCGACGGTCTTTCAGCGGTCTGCCTGGTTTCCTTCGACATGGTTGTTTCATTATGTCTCACTTATGGCAGCTGCTTCATGTTCAAACTCCTGTAGGATGGTGAGTATTCCCACCCGTTCGTAGTCCGCCCAATCATCGTTGGAGAACTTATTGATGACGGAGTTTGACCCCATGCCGAGTGTGTTCATGTGTTCCATGAACAGTTTTTTCATGCCGATGGTCATGCCGAGCATACGATAGAACACGCCTTTTCCGTTGACCATATCATCGGGTGTAGGCTGAGACATATCCAGGTTGGGCGGAAAGATCTCCTCCTGATGTTGTGAGAGGAAGTCGCGCTTGATCTGGTCGATGCCTTTCAGTTCCCACTCCTTAAACCCGAAGCGGAAAAAGCGGTTGTAGGCCAGTCCCCACTTCATTTCATGGCGAAGCATGACCTCTGCCAACTGTTTTTTCTGAGTTGGTGTGAGGTCGTCGCACTGGAGGTGTGCCTCTGGCTGTTGTAACTTCTCAATAATCATGTTGAACTTTGAAATATTTTTTGTAATTTTGCGCAAAGGTATAAATTTTAATTTGAAAAATCAAAGATTATATTAGTTTTTGTTAGAAATTTAACATTTTAATAAAATTTGGTGTCAGTTTTTGGCGTTTATAAATTAAAGATTATATAAGGTATGAATGACGTGTGAGACTACTTCTATTGTTAAATAAACATAAATAATTAGTTATGGACTACAGTTTCAATTATGGTTTTCTGCGAGAGTTCAAAGAGGCCAACAAGTTATCGAAGAAAGACCTGTTAGAGGCATTAGGGAGTTCAGATTATACGGGAATCAACAGATGGCTGGACGGGAAGACCCCTATCCATGTCACGGCGATGCTCAGGTTGTGTAACTACTATAACATACCGATGAGCGGTTTTTTCTTCGACGGTGACGGAAGAAGTGTGCTGACCATTGAGCAGCCAAACGAGGACAGTCAGACGATGCCAACGGACGGTTACGGTATCGGTAGTGGTGCTGGAAAGAGCATCATTGAGACGCGGGTCACGGAGCGCCAGATAAGCAGCAGGGCACAGGCGAAAGCGGTGACTGCAGGACTGGAACGCAAGGAACGGCTGTTGAAGAGAAGAGTGCAGGAGGAAGGGGCTGTAGCAGCGGCAGAGCCACTGCCTGCGGAGAAGGCAGCACCCCAGCCGAGAACGGCTGGGAGTAGTGATGGTGGCGAAGCAATCGCCCCCTACGAAGCCCATGGTGCAGACCATAGTAGCGAGAGTGAGAGCGAGGCTATACTGCGACTGCGTTTGGAGCATACCAGGGAGATTATCAAGTTGGAGCGTGAGCACCATGATCGTGAAGACCACATCAGGAGGGACTGTCAGGCGAGTTTTGACGCAGAGCGCAATCGGCTAATGGATATTATAGAGCGGCAGAATGCCGAGTTGACAAAGTTCTACCAAAGGAGCCACGGATGTGTGCCGATGATAGCGGCTGATGACGAGCCGGAGGGGAGCGGGAAGTAACGGCGATGCAATCGCATTACAAAGGACGGGACAGAACCGATAGAACAAAAACCGCCTGCTGTGTCATCACGACAGGACAGGCGGCAACCTTAAAATCTAATACCATGAATTACATTCGATATTTAACCTTATGTCACAAAGTCACACTTGACGATGTTGCGGTATAAACTACTACTTAATACTAAAACAAATCATTTACTTAATAACTAAATTTTTAATCGTATGAGGTGAAGTTTAGTTGTTACGCTGGCGTTTGGCTGCATTCATGTTACAAATGAAATTTCCCTCGGTGGTTGGGTGCAGTCCCTCAGCATGGCAGGGGTACTCGGTACCAATGAAGAAAGTTTCGCCATGCAGGAAGAACTGCGGAGTAACATTAAGCGTCACGCTGTGGCCGGTGGTAGCCGGTCGCATATCGAGCATCGCCATGAGGGGATAGATCTCTACGACGGGAAGAGCCTGGCGGTCTTTCTCGGCGCGGATAGCCTTGCGGAGCCACTGGGGGCAGTCGGCAGCGGTGTTGATACGTGAACGGCTGGGTGGAACGGCAGATTTTTTGCCAACGGGAGAACCGCTGGGCGCATTATCATCGCCATAGAACTGGAGGAAAGAGACGAAGGTGTAGCGGGACATACACTCATTGAGCGCCTTCATGTCAGCCTTGCGGTCGCCGGTGCCTTTGAACTTAGCAATGGCAGCCCACTGGTCAAAGGTCTTCATCTGTTTAACATCATGCCATGAGAGGTGCTTACGGGAGTAAGTCTTATCCCATGTATCGGATGGATGGAAGCGATCATCGGGAATGATGAGCACGTCGGAGCGATACATACAGTTGGGTTCATAGAGATCAGTGCCCTCTGCATCCGTCAGTTTTTTACGCCACACACGGGTATCGGGCGTGCGGTCGAAGATGAGGTAATCTACCCCACCCTCAAAGTATTGCACTGGGGCCTCGTAAGACGAAGCGCCATACTTGCGAGCATAGTCATCAGCACGGGAAGCGGCACGGAGCACATTGTCCCAATATTTTTGGAGCTGCTTTCCGATAGTGCTATACATGTCGCACTGGTAGTAGTGTTTAATTTTTGACATCATCTTAGTTTTTAGGGTTCTGCGATAGAATCGCAGGATAAAAAACGGTACTACTTTATTGTTTTCGGGGGCAAAGGTACATAAAATTTTTGAGAAAAACAGATTTTATATTTGGGATTTTCATAAAAATTACAAAATAAACCTTAGTTTTAATTTGTAATTATAAA